GCCTCCCGTTAAGAAGTCTATTACATTTTAGATAGAAAGCTTAATAATGATATACATTAAACCTACCTAACAACGTAACGTTTAAACATCTTCGGAACCTCTGATTCTTCAGCTATTCCGTAGCGTCTTCTTAATCGTCGAGCGACGGTCTGAATATAGTCGCTGGTAAAGCCACTGTCTTCATTGATCGACCTTGCTCTGTATGCGGAAATCCGTCCCGATGGAACAGGGTGCTCAGGAAAGATTAATAACCGTAAGCACTTCTCAAGCTCTCTTGTGTTAAATCCTCCTCTAGATGTTCGTCCTAGAAAAGAAATAAACTCTGGAGTACGAGAATACTCTGTCTTATTCGGGTTAATGTTCCAATTTAATGGTGCAGCTAATTCAGCCAGTCTTTCTGGTTGGATTAGTTCGTCATCACCAATCAATGAGTCGTCTCCTTGCGTGTAGCAAAGTTTAGGCTCTCTATTGAACATTAGTCGCCATAAATATCCAATACGCAGTCTATTAATGATAGAACCTGCCATTGAAGTAAAATAGCTCCCTGAAGGAATTCCTTTATGTATCCAATACGTGTGTCCGTCCGGAGCTGCTATCTTCTTATGAGTGAATAACAACCTACTTAGCTCGAATGCTTGTTCGCTGTCGAAGTTCGGAAAGTGTATTAATCCTTTCATAATTTCAAAAGCTGCTTCGATTTCAAATCGGCTCACTGTAGCATCAAATGCTGACCAGTCAATCGCGTAAATCCATCGACATTCAGAACTTAATTTGGACATAAGTTTTGGTACGCTCAATTGCGAATCTTCTCCAATGTGGTAAAAGGTGTCGTGTTCTAAGAACCTCTCTAGAAGTGGTCTTGCGGAAGAACCTTCTAGTAGAATGTAATGAAACGCTCTACCCCATACTCCACGGACTTTAGTCTTCTCTTGAAGATTAGTCAATTGAGTGCGAGTGTATCCAACGTCTGGAACCATGTTCCTTAAGACATAAGCTGGACCACCGTCTTCGTCTCTAATCGCTGACCATAGAACGGCGCGGGCACTTCGGATTGCGCGTTCATGATTCTCACCATATAGTGGTCCTTTAGGTCCAATATAATTGTAGCCGGCAGCGGAGGACTGTTCGTAGTGTATCTTGTCTAGCTCAGTCAAGACATCAAAAGCCCTCGCAGTTGGAAGGCTACTTAACTCATTCTTTAGACTATCAATCGTAGCTCGATAGATGGTCTCGTTTAAAGAAGAGATAGGTGTATCTGGATTAGAATATGCATGTATCGCTTGCATATGACCCTCTAAGGTATAAAAGCTTCTAGCCCAACCTTTGAGTTTCTGGTCATATAGCGATGGCCATGCACCGTTTAGTTCGCTTAAAGCGAACTCATCCACCAAAATCTGTTCAGCTTCTCGCCGAATGACATGGGGATGTGTGTCATTCAATAACTCGAACTCTGAATTGAATTCGGTTAATTGAAAGTTTCTAATATCTCTCAACATCGTAGTGTTGGAGGGATATATTTTATATTTAAAATAATTCAACCCTTTTGGTTACGCACGTAGTGCGATTTTC